ATTGAACTGATGGAGGAAGAGCCGCGTGCAGAGGCGTTCGATGCCAACCTCGCTGACTACATGAGCGAGAACGACTTGCAGAGTCTGGCAGGCGAACTCATCGGGCAGTACGAGCAGGACCTCTCCAGCCGTAAGGACTGGCTCGACACCTACATCAAGGGCCTGAAGATCCTTGGCATCCGGTACGAGGAGCGTACCGAGCCGTGGCCGGGTGCGTGCGGTGTGTTCCACCCGCTCCTGATGGAGTCGGCGGTCAAGTTCCAGTCCGAGACCATCATGGAGACCTTTCCTGCGGCAGGTCCAGTCAAGACCAAGATCGTCGGCAAGGAGACCCCTGAAAAGAAGGACTCCGCTGTCCGTGTCGCTGATGACATGAACTATCAGTTGACCGAGATCATGAAGGAGTACCGCCCGGAGCATGAACGGATGCTGCTCTCGCTGGCTCTGTCGGGCAACGCCTTCAAGAAGGTCTACTTCGACCCCTCGCTTAACCGTCAGACAGCGGTGTTCATCCCGGCTGAGGATATCGTCGTGCCTTATGGCGCACCGAACCTTGAGACGGCGGACCGTGTTACGCACCGGATGCGTAAGACGAAGAACGAACTGATCAAACTGCAGTATGCAGGCTTCTATCGTGATGTGGATCTGGGTGAGCCGATCCGCACGATGGATGAGGTCGAGAAGCAGAAAGCCGAAGATCAGGGCTTCTCAGCTTCGATGGACAATCGGTTCCAGTTGCTTGAGATGCACGTCAACATCGACCTTGCTGGCTATCCTGATGTCGATGACGACAACAACGAGACCGGCATCGCACTGCCTTACGTGGTGACCATCGAGAAGGGAACCGGAACTGTTTTAGCCATTCGCCGTAACTGGAAAGAAGATGACGGACTTAAAGAAAAGCGACAGCACTTTGTTCATTATGGCTATATACCCGGATTCGGGTTCTACTACTTTGGTCTCATCCACCTTATCGGTGGACACTCTAAGGCAGCTACATCACTTCTTCGCCAGCTTATCGACGCAGGAACACTCAGCAACCTTCCGGGTGGTCTCAAGTCGCGCGGGTTGCGAATTAAGGGAGACGATACGCCTATTGCTCCGGGCGAGTTCCGAGACGTAGATATCCCATCTGGTGCGATCCGCGACAACATCCTCCCGCTGCCGTACAAGGAGCCGAGTCAGACTCTTGCCATGTTGATGGACAAGGTCGTTGAAGAAGGACGTCGCTTCGCTGCGGTGTCGGACCTCAAAATCTCGGACATGTCCTCGCAGGCTCCGGTCGGTACGACGCTCGCCATCTTGGAGCGCGTGCTGAAAGTGATGTCGGCTGTGCAGGCTCGCATCTATTACACGATGAAGCAGGAGTTCAAACTCCTCGCTGCGATCATTCGTGACAACACGCCAGACGAGTACAGCTACGAGCCGGAAGTCGGCAGCCCAAGTGCGAAGAAGGCTGACTACGACAACGTCGATGTGATCCCGGTCAGTGATCCAAACGCGGCAACAATGTCGCAGAAGATCGTGCAGTACCAAGCGGTGCTTCAGTTGGCGCAGCAGTCACCTGATATCTATGACATGCCATATCTGCATCGCCAGATGATTGAGACGCTTGGCATCCGAAACGCCAACAAGATCGTGCCGTCGAAGGACGACATGAAGCCGATTGATCCTGTCACGGAGAACATGGACATCCTGAACGGCAAGCCGGTCAAGGCGTTCTACTACCAAGATCACGAGGCGCATTTGCAGATTCACATGGCTGCTATGCAAGACCCGAAGATTCGACAGATGGTCGGGCAGAACCCAAAAGCCAACGAGATCATGGCCGCTGCCGCTGCTCACATCATGGAGCACGTGGCGTTCCAGTATCGCAAAGAAATCGAGAACCAACTGGGTGCGTCTTTGCCGCCTATCCCAGATCCGGAGAAGGACGAGACTTACTTGCCCGAAGAGGTCGAGTTGCAGATCTCGCGCCTTGCCGCACAAGCCGCTGCCAAGTTGCTTCAGAAAGATCAACAAGAAGCTCAAATGCAGCAGGCACAACAGCAGATGCAGGACCCGGTTCTGCAAATGCAGCAAATGGAACTTCAATTCCGTCAACAAGAGTTGCAGCTTAAAGCTCAGCAGATGCAGTTGGATGCTCAAGTCCGACAGGCTGAGTTGCAGCGTAAGACTCAAGAGATGCAGATCGAAGCGGCTGCCAGAGCAGACGAACTTGATCTTCGCAAACAGGAGATTGAGAACCGAACGCAGCTTGATGCTGCGCGACTTGGCGTGGATATCCAAAAGCACAAAACCAACTTGTCTGCCAAGCAGCAGGCAGAAGGGTTGCGGATGGGAATTGACATTGCCAAGACCAGAGATGCTTCGGCACGCGCCGTAGTACAACCGCCGAAAGGTGCAAAGAAGAAGGAGGACTAAGTGAGCTATTCAAACGCTCTGGAATACCTTGAGACCAAACTCAAGGAGGAGCGCACGTTGATCGTGGAAAACCTCATCCAAGGCAAATTGGATGAAGGTGAGTACAAAAGGCTATGTGGGGCGTTACAGGGTCTCGACCTCGCTATTGGCTACATCAAAGACCTTGCAAAGAGGATGGACGAAGAATGAGCAGTATTGATATCGAGAAGACTCAGGAGGAAGCCGCCAAGGCCAAGCTCCTGCCAGAACCCAAAGGCTACCGAATCCTGTGTGCGGTACCGCACGTAGAAGAGGAGTTTGAGGGTGGCATCATCAAATCAGACGACACCAAACGCACGGAAGAACTGACTACGGTCGTGCTCTTCGTCGTGAAGATGGGAGACCTCTGCTACAAAGACAAGGACCGGTTCCCCACCGGCCCATGGTGTAAGGAAGGCGATTTTGTCCTTACCCGTCCGTATTCAGGCACTCGCGTGGTTATCCACGGTCGTGAGTTCCGCATCATCAATGACGACACGGTAGAAGCGGTGGTCGAAGATCCCCGTGGAATCCGTCGCGCATAAGGAGAGATAGTTATGGCTGATAAGGAAGAATTTAAGTTTCCTGATGAAATAGAGCAGGAGCAGGCCAGCCAGAAGGCTGAAGCCGATGACGGCTTTAAGGTCGAGGTTATCGACGATACCCCACCGGAAGATCGGGGTCGCGTGCCGCTGCCGAAGGATGTAGTGGACGAGCTTGATAAAGACGACCTTGAAGAGTACTCGGAGAAGGTTAAGAAGCGCCTCTCCCAGATGAAGAAGGTTTGGCACGACGAGCGTCGTGCTAAAGAAGCCGCCGCCCGTGAGAAGGACGAGGCTCTTAAGTTTGCCCAAGCCCAGTACCAAGAGAACCAGAGGCTGAAGCAACGTCTTGGTAATGGTGAAAAGGCTTATATCCAAGAGGTCACGAAGTCGGCTAATACCGAACTAGTGGTCGCCAAAGAGAAGTTGAAGATGGCCTATGAGTCAGGCGATGCCGAGAAAATCGCTGAAGCTCAGGAGGCTATGACTGACGCTAAGATTCGTATCCAACAATACGCTAGATTTCAACCTGCTTTACAAAGCCAAGAATCAGGTGTACAACAAACACAACAAGCACAGGCACCACAGGTTCCTGCCGCTCCAGTCATTGACCCAAAAGCCGAAAGCTGGAAGCAGAAGAACCCTTGGTTTGGTGTAGACGAGGAGATGACCGCCCTCGCTCTGGGCTTGCACGCTAAGTTAGAGAGGTCCGGTGTTGATCTGCGTAGTGACGACTACTACAAGCAAATCGACTCGACGATGAGGAAGCGATTCCCAGACTACTTTGAAGTAGAACAGGAAGAAGTTCCTCAAACGAAGGAGGCTGAAAAGCCTGCTCGCACAAAACAGGCTACTGTCGTAGCTCCGGTAACGCGGTCCACCGCGCCTCGTCAGGTACGCCTGACACCGACTCAAGTTGCTCTTGCCAAAAAGCTTGGTCTTAGCAACGAACAGTACGCACGTGAACTTATGAAACTGGAGAATGACAATGGCTGATAATCGTCTTGCTCGTGAGATTGAAAGTAGAGAATCCACACAGCGCAAGCAGCAGTGGACTCCACCCCAGACGCTACCGGCCCCTGAGCCGAAGCCGGGTTGGGTGTTCCGCTACATCCGGACTTCGATTATGGGTAATGCAGACCCATCGAATACCGCAGCAAAATTCCGCGAAGGTTGGGAGCCTGTGAAGGCTGAAGATCATCCGGAGTTGATGCACGTTGCCGATCCCAATTCCAAATTTAAAGGAAACATTGAGATTGGCGGATTGTTGTTGTGTAAGGCACCGGAAGAGCTAATGAAGCAGCGTGATGATTATTACGCTCAGCAAGCAAAGGCTCAGATCCAGTCCGTAGACAATAACTTTATGAGACTGAACGACGAACGGATGCCGCTGTTCAATGAACGCAAGTCCAGTACCTCGTTCGGTAAAGGTAAATAACTTTCTTTTTTGGAGTAACAAATGGCTTATCCTTCCGTTGACAAGCCTTATGGCTTGAAGCCGATCAATCTGATCGGTGGGCAGGTGTTTGCCGGTGCAACTCGTCAGCGTCGTATCGCTT